AGCACCAGCACTTACGAGAGTTCCAGCTCCACCGCCACCAGTAATTGGTTCACCTTCATTGAATACTCCAAATCCAGTTGTTTCACTTTGGTGCGTATATAACTTATCACTATCTATATCATCGATAACTGCTCGAGCGCCAGAGTTCGAACCAGTAATTGTAACGTCTCTTGTAAACGTAGCTGCGTCACCAGCAGAAGTGAGAAGCAAATATCTCAATACTCTACCAGTTGATGTTGTATAATCAGAATCTGGCGTACCATTATTTTTTGGATTTTTAATCACCGCAATCTGACGATAGTCTTGGTTATTAACAATCCAATCTCCGCCTTCAGCTCCCTCAGGCTTTACGTTAAACATAAGAGAAGAAGATCTCAGATCATTGATTGCGCTATAACCTAAACCAGAGTCTGGTCCAATAATCACTCTTAATTCAGCTCCGCTTCCACCACCTCCAGTTAAAGTGACGTCAGCGTAATTGTAACCATTGCCCATACTCATACAAGAATCTTGATTCGAGTCAAGGTCTACTTTAACAATCGCTCCACCAGATACAAACGCAGTTGCTGCTGCGCCAGTACCGTTACCACGAATAGTTACAGAAGGTGCTGAAGTAAATCCAGTTCCACCATTAGTAACAGATACCCCTAAAACTTGTCCACCACTTGCAGCTTCTTGAACAGCAGCTTGAAGAGCGGCTGTTGCTGAAATTGATGGAGAACCAGATGAATCGGTTTGTACCTGAACTGGAAGAAAGTTTGCTGAAAGATACTTACTTGATGTTTCACCAGTCAGTGAGTACATAAACTTCCAGACATAACCGTCACTAGTACGAATAGGAATTGTCTTTGTACCGGTTGGTTTAACAGTAGACGCAACAGTAATACCAGCTGCAGTTCTACCTTGTTTTAAGCACATATAAACTTGATTGTCTTCAGTCAATACGTAATAAGCATTTGATGGAGTTCCTGAGAGATCGTCATCCCATGCGTTATACACTGTGCCATTTGTCCAGTTATATCTTGGAATGACATATGACACATCAGTAATTTGTTTAATTGACTGCCAACCTAATCTAAAATCTCTTTCATCTTTAAAAGCATTTGTTGGTGTTACAACCGTATCTGCGCTATCCCACTGTTCAGAGCGACCAACACCTATATAGTATCGGTTTGAAGCTCCTGCGATATCACTTTTCAGTGTATCAAGAAGTTGTTTTTTCAATTTTTGTGTTACAATCGCTACCATCTTAGTTTCCTATTACGTAATTGTAATGTATGTATCTGCCGAATCTGCACCACCAATCATATACCAATCATTTCCTGACCAAATAATTTGACATGCACCATATTGTGCAATTGAAAACGAGGTACCCTGAGCAAAGCTCGTAGGTGTAACTGTGACTAGTCCAGTGTTTTGATTAAGCATATATTTTAATTCGCCAGTTACAGTTCCATCAGCAAGAGTAGCTGCAAGTGCAATTGACTTACTGAAGATAATAAAAGATGAACTAGTACTTACTGCACCATCTGCAGTTTGAGTTGTATGAACAGGTGCAAGTTTAGAAGGACGAACTGCTCCAGTTCCTTTTGACGTCAGATTCAAGCTAATATTTGTGTCTGTGCCGGTACTTGAAATTATAGGACCTGCTGAAGCTGCGGCATTAGCAATAGTGACTTCATTAGTCGCAGACGCTGTTGCTGTCAGCTTAATAATTTCTGCGCCATTAGCATCATTAATAAGTGTACCAATTGTTGGTGAATTGATTATTGGAGTAGTAAGAGTCTTATTCGTAAGAGTCGCTGTCGAGGTCAGAGTGACGAGAGTATCGCTATCTGCTAATGTAGGAATGAGCAAATCTAAATTCTTAGTCATCAGTGACGCTGAGAAAGGCTTAAATGCAATAAAGTAATTTGCGTTTTCTGAATCATATAAATCCGGATGAATCAGATTAGGATCTATCATTGTCTTGTTTTTCAGTGTTTGTGTATCACTGTCAATGACTAATTCACCGGTATAGTTTGGAATAGTGACTGTTCTGTCTTGTGTTGGATTCTCAACTGTCAATACAGTTTCCCAAGCGTCAACACTTGAACCTTCAAAAATAATGCTATTAGAATCAAAGGTAATTCCAGGCATCAGCGTATTGCTGTCACCACCAAATTTTTGATAGATCTCTACAAAGTTATCGTTGATCTTCTGCCCTGTTTGACGAAGAGTATCACCTGTTCCGTCGTTAGCAGTTGATCCTACGCTGATGTTTTGTCTAGTCATGTGCTATCCCACAAAAAACTTTAATCTATTTATACTAGTATGATGAATCACTCGTATACCGAGTAAACATATTGTTATCCAATGTTTCAAATGTAAGTGACATTCTCGGTCCAATTGAGTCTGCACTGTCGTCCATAGTGAATGAATTCGGTGTAATGAATTCAGCAATATTTGAGTAGTAAGAACCAATTGTTGAGGCCGCGACACTGTCATAAAGATCAACCAGTTGATTGATATTATATCTAATTTGTCCACCCATGGTTGAATCCGCAAGTCCTGTTAATGAAGTAAAGAGCCCTTGTTCTATAGATGCTTCCGAGATAATTGAAGTAAACGCAGAATCTGGAATAGAAATTGGCATCGTGTCGACACCGAGATCAGCTTCACCTTCAAGAGCAACAATACCCTCGAAATAAAATCCAGCTGGATGAACAAACTGTTTATACAGTTCTCTATATGTTGGAACACCTAAACCGACTTTAATGAGAATAGAGAAGATCTGATATCTCGCATAGTTCTGAATATACTTTTGAGAGTCATATCCAATAGCGTCTCTTCCTACAGTAAAAATATCTTTCTTTGGATATTCGACCTCTACCTCTTGTTGAAATAGCGCTCGAAAGAATTCTTCGATCGACCACTTTGAACCCTTTGTTCTATAATAATCACCGAATCTTCTTACAGAAAATCTTGGATCGAGAAACAAGTCACCAGTCTTAAGACCAGGCGCAAGTTGTTGAATCATATAGTTTAGGTGTTCATCGTGTATTTCAGTAGCATCTTTCGTCTTAAATAGTTCATGAATCTCATCACCAAATGCATGATCTGAATCAAGAAAATGATAGTACTGTTCTAAAAACTCAATAAGTTTAGGATGCTCTACCCCAAAATATTCAGGCAATACTTCCTTTACTTTTGAAGCAAATACCGTGGGGTCTCTTCGCCCTAAATCTCTACGAACATGACTCATCTTACAGTGTTAATTCCGTTTGTTGATAATCGATTTGCGATTGAGCAAATGATATATCGGTGTCTAGATTAAGAATGTAATTTCTTAGAGGTCTAACTGTTGATTGATTGCTTGGCACTGCTGATACTTTAAGAGTGGATCCACCTTCAATTGAAACTGGATTAAATCCTTGAAGCAATACCTTACCTTCTCCAGGTTCATATTCTCCGATATTATCAACCACAACATCACCGTCAATGTTAACCATTTCTAATTTTTTAGAAAGTAGTTTATTCCGAATAAAACAGGTTCTACCACTGAATTCAAATCTACCAGTCGTGACAATTCTATTGACGTCATCTGGCTGAGCCAGTGTAGCTGGAAAATTAATGGTATATGACAAAGAAGTGCCGGTGATCGGTGTAATTCTTTGTTGTAGTTTAACATTCATTCGAGAGTTAAGAATAGCCTCATCCAAATCATCGATCTCTGCTAATATTTGAGATCTTCTAAATACTTTTCCAAACTTATCAAGATTATTTGAAAAATACGTTTGAACAGTTTCAAATACCGTGTTTTCAGTTCCTCTTGGAGTAGATGTTGTAAGATCAGGATTAAAGTTAAAGAATATTTCAAGCTCAAGGAACGTTGTAGTCGATGAGACAAATTCTGTATCAATTGACATAATCGCAAAGTTATTAGATAAATCATTAACAATGTTTGCCTTCACTTCTTCTTGCAAGTCTTCATCGATACCACTCTTGAATTTAATTCCTACAAACACTTTTCCAAATTGAACTGGCACGTTATCATTTCCACCCCAAGAAATAACGTCATCAATATAAGCATTATAGTTCGAAAGGATTTGTGCTTTATAGTCATCGGAAGTAACTAGTCTCTGTTGTGACGCAAAAAGAAGTGGTGCATTTTGTCTAATTGATTCAATGCCTTCTTT